ATATGATTGGTGCTCGTGAGGCTCACCACAGGTATAGCCAACTGTCTCGTAAATCTTCATAGCTTTTTCATGAGGATAAGACCAGATCTTTTCAAATCCATTTTCTTGAGCAAAAAGAGCAGTATGGGCTAATAATGATTGTGCCATACCACGACGAGTAAATTCAGGATAGACAAATAGGCCACGAGATCTAAAGAGTGTTTTACTGCATTGATGTCCTGAATTTATTGCAATAATTTGACCAGTATCAGTTGTTTTAATACCAAAGAACTTACCACCATATAAGCCAAAGTTACTTTCAGCGTAACGCTTTATTTGCATGCTGTATTCGGTTGCGTTAATCATTGCAGACCACGGCTTGATCCTTGGTCTTCCGGGCCAAAGTTTGTCAGCCCATATTGGATAAATTTCTTCGTATGTTATTTCTTCAATTTGCCAATTGATATGCTTTTTCAAATCAATCATAATTTATAGTTCAACGCTTCCTTTTGGTTTACAAACATAAGTTACAGTTTCCCAATCGCCATCAACTGGTACTTCTTTATATTGTACAAGCATTGTTTCGCACTTTGCCTGTGAGTCAAACCATTGAACATCTTGATCAAGGCAAGTCGAACCTGCACAGACAGTCAATAGGATATGCCAAATTATTTCCATCATTTACTCCTTAAAAGTTGCCGGATTCTGTTTCCAAGCTCCGGCGGGCTCATCAGCGCTATGCCGCTAAGGCGTAACCTGTAGGTGCAATGTTATCATTTGCATTTACTTCTTGAAGACTCCAACATCTGTCGATCCTGTGTCGCCCCCATCATAAGCACACTCAGTAAATGTGTTTATGGTGGAGGCGGTGGGTACTGCCCCCACGTCCAGCCTGCCATCTAACATCTTCAATTCTATTTATTATACCACAAAACTCTGTAAAAGTAAACCTTTAATTATAAATACTATCGAAGAGCGAAATACATTATAAGTCTACAGGCGAACTACATCTATCTCATAACATAATAAGGATAGATCGAAATGCCAGTGGCAGAAATACTCGCAGGAATCGCATTAGTAAAAGCTAGTGTTGATTTTATTAAATCAAATATTCAAACTGCTCAAGACATTGGAGACATTGCTGGTGCAGTTGACGATCTATTTAAAGGTCATGACGAAGCACAAAAGAAAAGAAGTAAAAAATCTGGAGTTGGTGGTGTTGGCGATCAATTTGGAATTAAAAGTGTTGCTCAAGAAGTAATCGATGCTCGCATCGCTGGTGAAGCAATGCAAGAAATGAAGAACATGATTAACATGCGCTTTGGTCCTGATACGTGGCAATTTATTGTGGATGAAAGAGCTAGACGTATTCAAGAAGCAAAAGAACAAGCAAAGCTAAGAGCTATTGAAAAACGCAAAAAAGAAGCTGAGTTCATGGAAATGGTTAAATCAATCTCGATTGTTGGAGCTGCAATAATAATCGGCGGTGGAGCACTCGTTTGGGTTTTGCTCGCAGCATCTAAATAAAATGGTTTTTATTATGCTCATCACTATTGGCGCTAATACGTTTCACTTTGATCATATAACGTATAAAGATCTAGAAACTTGCCAATACCATAAAGCAAAAATGGAATACCATATTAGATTAAACCACTATACACGAAGTGTAGAATGTAAACAAAAATGATAGTTGCAATGTATTTAGTTCTATTTGCGTTATTCATTGCTGTTCTTGTTTATGGCGCTTGTGCTTATGATCTGCTTCACAAACAACAATCCTACCCTTTAGATGAAATCGAATTAAAAACTCGAAAGATAAAGGATAGGATAAATTTGTTTAATCGGACTTATCATGTACATGCAACTGAAGAATTGCATAGTGTATCACTTTCATCAGATCCTTACGGGCATCCGAAGGTGTACCCTTATTCCCATAACGTTGGGCATATTTCATAACATTACCCATATTAAATCCTGTGCCATGGCCAGCATCATAAATAAATTCTGCGGCCTGAAATTTCTTTTTAGAATAATGTTGACTATACGTTGACATAATATAATCAGAAATTTCGTCAATGTAGATATCTTCATCAAATTTAAAATCTACATCTGGGGTTTTATCTAATTTGAAATTAGACAGCTTAAACATAAGCTCTTCCTGCGCTTTTAATTCTTCTTCTCCGTATGAGCTCATTTAACTACCTCAGTAAAGTAAACGTTAATTTCATGTTGAATCACATCATAGTGTTCAATTGCTGCACGATGTACAGTGTTATCTTTTTTAGCTTCAGTCCACGCGATTGCAACAAATTCGTCACGTGGAATATTATAAAATTCAGTGGCGATCTCTTCGCCTTTTAGATACTTTGCTCTCATGTCCTGTAACTCCAAATTTCACGAAACATATTTGCAATCTGAAGGCAACTTAAGTGTGGTACCATACCGTCTTTAAGAACTGCTACTTCGCAGAACTCTTGAAAGGTATCAGACTGTTTTGCAACAACTTCACATTCTTCAATGAATTGCTCTTCAGCATCCATAACATAACTTGACATTCCCATTCACACCTCCTAGAAGCGGATAGATGCTAATGCTGCATCTATCTCTTCAATTTCATAACCAAGTTCTTGAGCTACACACATTTGAATAGACTTAGGTGACCAACGATCCAGCTTTTCCTGCTGACAGAATTCTACAATTTCTCTCCAGATATTAATGGGGATATTTCTAGCTTCAAACTTTTGCATAATGTATTCCTTTTCTCATTTTGTATAATAATTATACCATGATTACGAATCATTGTAAACAAAAAAGTGAGCAGATTGTGAAAAAAAGTGAGCAGATTCATCTAATGGACAAAGTCGGTAATCATAGGAAAGATTGGTTCAATTGCTTCTGCACATGCCTTTGCAATCTCACGATGTTCTTTTTGCGTCTCAATACCAGATCTAATATCAATGAAATGCATCCAAGATCGGATCGTTCCATTCATATACAAACGTGAGGTGGTAATACCTTCAGGCAATACTGCACGAGCCTGTTCTTTGGCAATGCCATTCTCAAGAGCCCAAGAATAAGATTCCTTTGAAGCATTTGCCACCTCAGCTTGTTTTTGAAGCCATTGTAACTTGAGATCACCGTCATCTACTTCGATACTAGCCTGACGATTCTTAGGGTCCTGTAGCCTTGCATCTCGGAAATGCCATTCAAGATCTTCGGTTGGATCTGCATACCTTTGACTAAACTCTTGGAATGAGAATGATCTATGCCTTAACATCTGACGAGCAATGTCTCGAGTTGTTTCAATCTCTAAGCAAGCAGAGGCCATTTCGAAAGGCGACCAGTGTCTGTGTTTGATGAGATAGGCAAGTAACCTTTCTGACGTTTCAGAGTTATTTTGATTGGAGGGATTCGAGACACGGGCGGAATAAGCGATAAGTTCTTGGATATTGTCACCGACATGTAAATTTTCTCCTGTTTGTGAATGTGAAATAAGTCTTACGTTCATTTGATTATATCTCCAATTGCAAGGTAAGCACCGTATAGAAAGAATGACCATATAACAATAAATCCAACAATAGACATATCGCAATAACCGTACTCATCGGCTAAGCCAAGTTTCTTCATAAATTTGTGTATCATAGTTTAAAGTCTCCAAACTTTTCAGCTGATATACGATCGCCTGATGAACTCTTATCAAATACTGGAGTATCGTCTACCAATGTTTGTTGAGTTTCTTCAACATCGTATAAGCGCATTTTAGCACGATCAACACCGACCACAAACCGTTTGTGCATTGTTGGATCGTTATAACGATTCTTCAATTGTTTGACCATCATCTGTCCGTCTTTTTCAAGCTCCTCAGTTGAGATCAAAGCAAACATTAGATCGGCTGTTGCGGGTAATCCAAAAGACTCGGACGTATCTTCAAGCCCAACATCTGAGTTACCATAACCAGAACGAGTCGTTTGCGTTGCAGAGAAGATCGGTAGGTTGAACTCGACTGCAAGGCCACGTAATTCTTCAGCAATTGCTTTAATGTAAGTGTATGAATTAATCGATCCTCCCATAGCTTTCATTCTTGACGAAGCACAAATATTTAAATAATCAACAAAGATAATATCTGGTTCGAATTGTTTCTTTAATTTAAGTTCATTCAATAAAGCACGGAAGTGGCCTGCATGAGCTGAACCAGTTGGATATTCTTTTACAATAAGTCTACCGGTTGTCTTACGAGCAAGGTTCTTTACTTTTTCAGTAAACATATCTTTTGACATACTATCAAGTTGATCAATAGGTACATTCAATAAATTAGCATCGATACGTTCAGCAATCTTTTCTTCAGCCATTTCCATTGTAATGTATAGAACGTTCTTACCTTCTACCAGAGCAGCAGCGCCAACATGACACATGAATAAAGACTTGCCAACACCAGTACCTGCGAGAGCAATGTTAAGCGTCTTCTTTGGAACACCGCCTTTGGTAATCTTATTGAAGTAGGAAAGATCAAAAGGTATGCGATCCTCTTCAGTGTGGTAAAAGTCCCACCTTTCTTCTGCCTGTTCAACATAATCGTGACCAACGTTAGTATCGAATGCAACACCTAATGCTTTTTGTAAAAGCTCAGGCAATGAATTCTTTGTAAGTGTTTCGTGTTTACCATCAATAATGCTGATGGATTCCATTATAGAAATATAGATTGCTCGGTCTTGACACCATTTTTCAGTATGGTCAAGTAACCATTGATAATCGATCTTTTCTTTTGAAAAGAGATTTGGTACCACGTCCATGGCCATGCCAAATTGTTCTTCTGACATTTGAGCATCACCAAGCTGAATAGACATTGTTTCAGACGATGGTAGTTTATTATATTTTGCTACATACTTACCAGCTTCCTTGAACAGTGTTTTATATACACCTTGGAAATAATCTGGCTTAATAAAAGGTAGCACCTTTCGCATATACTTCTCATCAGTGAGAAGATTGCGCAATATGGTTTGTTCAATATTTGCTTGCATCATTTACTTTCATTACGAATTTGAGTTGCTGAAATTGAATGTATCTCTTCTCCTAGGTCATATTGCTTGATTGTATAACCGACATCACGACCGTAACCGATGTTAATTATATTTGGAACTATTATTATAACATAGTCTACATCATATGTAAACCTATTTAATTCGTTCTGAATCGTTTGTTTAATAGTAATTGGTGGATATGGATCGCTATCGCTTATTGGCATGCTACGAACCATAATAACAACTTGACCAGTTTCAGCATGGATCTTTTTAAAGAGCTCAGTATGACCGAGATGCCATGGCTGAAA